AATATAAATTTATAAGCTCTAAAGATTATATAAATAGAGTTTGTAAACAATGTTTTTCATGGGTTTATATAAGTGGTGATGGCAAGTTTAAAATAAAAACTTTAAGAAGATCAGGAGATTATAGTGCTTCAGATAAAACTATTAATTTTAATGAAATTCAGTTAAAAAATATATCTAAAACAAAATTAAATTCTGTTAGGAATGATATTACTGCTCACTACGATCAAAACTATGGAAGAGATCAATTTGAGCAATCAGTAAATTCTACAGATTCAACATCAGCAGGAACTACTGTGAATGGCAATAATCAATCATTAAAAATGGAAACAGACTTAGATGTAATAGATACAACAACTGCTACAGCAATAGCTAATACATACATTGAAGTATTTAAAGATAGGAAAAACATTATATCTTTTACTACTGTGACTCCTAAATATAATGATTTAGAAATAGGAGATATATTGTCTTTTTCTAATTGGGATTCTAAAATAAAAATATTTGGTTCAGCAATGTCTGGATACTGGATGATAACTTCAATATCTAAATCTGTAGCTACTGCTGACATACAGGTAATACAAGTAGGATAAGGAAAAATTATGGGATACAATAGAACTACAACACCAAGAGCTTATGTAGATGTGCTTTCATATCATTTAGCAAATGGATTTAGAACTTTAGATAATATAAATATGAAACAAAATGATAATAGTACAGCAGTTACTTTTGATGCTGGGTCTAAAGCAAATATGTTTGACATGAAACCAGCAAATTTTGCTCAAATAGCAAGCACAAATCAAGCTTTTTACATTCAATTTGATTTTGGTGAGCTTGCTGGTTCAACTGATCCAACAACTGATGCTCTTTCAGAAACAAACTTTTTAGCTATTCTAGGACATAATTTTAAGACATCAGAAGCTATGTTTAAGGTTGAGCTAGATGATGATGTAAATATGAACTCACCAACACAGGTTTCTTTAGAATTTCACGCAACAAACGCTCCTGATGGATATGACACTACCAAAGCAATAAATGCAGATAATGCATCATCTGGAAGTAATATGTTTATAAAACCACCAAAAAACGGATGGACTTTAATACATTGGACTAAAGCAATAGACAATAGATTTCTTAGGATAACTTTTAAAGATTATGGTGGAGCTAACTCAAATTTTTTAGCTGATGTAATTATTGGATCAATTATGTTTGGAAAATATATCGACTTTCAGTCTCCAAATATTAATATAGATACTCAGGTAATTTACGATGGTACTGATCTCTTGCAATCTACAGGTGGAGCTACCTTTGCCAATTCTAAGTATTTTGGAGAACCTACATGGAATAGTACACTTCCGTGGAATTTATCTGAAATATCTAATCAGCAAACTTATGGATTTAACAGAAGATATGGAAGAGTAAAGCACTCAATGAACTTTGACTATGTAACTGATACTAATTTATTTTCTCCAAATTGGTTTGCAGATCACGATAACCCAGCAGACTGGTATGATTCAAATACTATTCACTCTTCATTTTACAATCAAATAATAGGGCAACATCTTCCATTTTTATTCTCCTTAGACTCTGCAAGTACAACTACAGGAGATTATGGATTGTACAGATTAGTAGAAAATGGTTTTACTGCTAGGCAGGTTGCTCCTAGAATATGGAATACTAACTTAGATATAATAGAGTCTTGGTAATTAAGACAGTAAAGTTTTAGGATCAGGAATAACTATGTTTAATTCAACAGCACTCCATCTAATTAATCTTTCTATAAATACTGAAAACTCTTTTGTTGATAGTGTTTTAGTGCTTTCTACATTGAAATGATTTTTTATAGTAGAGTGCATTTCTTGCTCAGTATATCCCAGTTCCTCACCCAATATACCTACAATCTTCCAGTAATAATTATTTTGCTGGGCAGAGCGTACACCTGTTTCTTTTAGTTCTATATAATATTCACCTTGTAACTTAGAAATAGCGTTATCAAACTCTGCCCTATTTAGCAAAGACATCTTTCCATTTTTTATTATACAAGCAAATCGCAGTCTGGACATATTTTAGCTTCCCATAGTTTTATATCAGAGGATTTCCAAAGTTCACCTTCAAATATATTCCATTTTTTACGACACTCCGGACACCACCAAAGACTTTCATCTGCTCTGATTTCATCTGTTTTGTGATTTTCTCTAAACTTAGTTTCAGTAACTTTGCTATCTAAAGCATCAATTACCCATTGTATAGAGCCAAACTTATGTTTTCTTTCCTCTGCTTTTGCTTTCTTCAATGATCCCACCTAATAATAATAAATAATTCCGTGCATCCTGTATTCTGCTTACTATAGGCTCTTCTGATACTTCCTTACCATTTAACACATAGTTCCTGATAGAATCCATGTGTTTTAATAAATAAATAAGAGCAACTTGCTCTGCTCTTAAATTCATCCTATCTCCAATGCTTTTAAAGTTTTTAAACTTATCTTTATTGGATACTGTGTACTCTTCACCTTTAACAAGCATAAGTCTATTCTCTTCATCTTGCATAGACTTTGCCCATTTCATAAAGTCATTAACCTTCATATTTAATCCTTTCTATAATTTGTAAAAATACATGAAAAGCAATCATAAAAGCTATTGCAAACAAAAGAGTTCCTAAACCTAAAAAGAAAAAACTAATAACCCAATCTGCAATATCAAATAACATCATTTGTCACTCTCTAAAGTAAAATTTAAATATTCTCTCAACCTTTTTTCTAAAGTATGCAATCTCCAAGTTAGTAAACTCCAAAGGCATATCCAAAAAAAATTAGATAACAAAACGTCAAAAGCTTGAGTTTGTAGTATTTCTGTAAAGTAATGTAGTATCATTTTATCTCCTTTTGTTATAGCATAGATAGGGAAGGTCAAAGTCCGGCAAGAGCCTTTTACTGTTCCCTATCGCCACTAATATTTTGCCCCAGTTTTCTTTTAGTGCCAACCACAAGAAAACATTACATTTGTCATTCAACACTAATACATCATATCCTGATCGTTTATTTTTTTCACTCACAGGTTTAGTTATTGATTGATTCATGGGGCAATTTTTGATCTATTCTGTACTGCAACAACCCTAACCATTTCATCCCATAATTCATCTCTTTTTTTATTGTTTTTTTTATTAGATTTTTTCCAATCTTGTATAAAGCTGTTGAGAGTATCTTCAATAATATTAATTCTTTCTTCTAAGACATCAATCTTATCAAACAATTCCATTTTAGAATAGGCATCATACATTTAAAGATTTTGCCATGTCATCTAAGCAACTTACACATATGTCTTTACTGCAAATGTGACAAGTAGATATTTTATCTAGATCATTCATAAGATCATTAACTATGTTGCTGATAGCTGATAATTCTTTCTTTAATCCAATTCTTGATAAATCATCCATTTCTAACTCTGTATGATTCCATATATTGCTAATTTTGTTTCTTAACTTGTCTAAGTCTTTCATATTTGTTCTCCTTGTTATATGAAATTACTAAATACATTTCTAAAAGTCAAATGTTTTTTGTTTAAGTTTCAATGCTATCCCCTCATAGTCATCATCTGTAAACTTAATCACAGTATTCTTTCTTTCTTTAACAGTATCGTACCATTGGATGCCACGCTTTTCAACTGCCCACTCCACAAACTCTGCAGGAGTTTTGTGAGCAGAGAAACTTGAGGAGAACACGTGGCATCCAACACAGAGACAAAAACCATTATCTATATCCCAACGGACAGAACGTATGGAGCGTGAGTAAAAATGATGTGCATTTAGGGGTTTTGTTTTGTGACAATGTTCGCACATCCCATATTCTTTTATTTTGTCTGCCCATAATTTGTCGAGTTTCTTAGATAATTGTTTTTTCACAGAGGATTAAAATGGAGGTTTATCCTCTGTTGTTTCGGATGCAGACTTACCTTCCAATACATTAAGTAAATTCATCATATTTGCCTCTATAACAACTAAATCTCCAGTAGTAAGTATCTCATTCTTTTTGTCAATCATATCGACTGCTAGCTTCAAACATACCTGCTTATGTATGTCGTGAGTTCTAGCATCCATAACATCTTTAGTTACAGTTGCAAGAGTTCTTTTAGGTTGAGTATCTCCTTGAGGTATGACATTCCATGCAAACTTACCCGGAGCATACTCATCTTTCCTAATGTTTACTGTAGCACCACGACCAAATGTACTAAGTTTTTTATGTAGGTTTTCTGTAGCAAAAAAGCTAGTTTCCTGACCTTCTTTATTTACTCCATACAGATACCAAGCACCATAAGCATTTTGACCCTGCTTTGGCTTATCGTATAGTAATTCTACGATATTATCTGCATCTTTTGATAGCTTAAATGAATCTTTATTTTCCATTATTTTCCTTTGCTTTTAATATGGTTTTTACTGATTCTGTAATATCTTTCCATTTCTCTACATTATATTCTTCATATGTCTCCATAGAGGCACATTCCAAATAAGCATCACGCCCTTTAAAAAGTTCAAGATATTCCTCTACTCCTTCAAGAAGATCATCAATACTATGCCTAATTATCATCTGTTCACCTGCTGTATTTTCGTGACAAACTCCTTCATCATTTACATAGTCATCCCAACAAACTGTAGCCATGTACACATCACTCTGATTCAACTGGAACAACCTTACAGTTATTACGTTCTAACAATTTTACTACCATCATTCTGATAGCATCAATCTCTTCTTGAGTTAGTTCTTTTGGAAACTCTACTCTGAATTTCCCTTGTGTTATTTCTTTCATACGTTCTCCTTATGTCTGAAGTTAATAAAATAAAACAATATCAATCAAGTCTAACCTTTAATTAATTCACCCCAAAGAGATGTCTTACCATTGACTATCTGTACTAGGTGAACTGTAAAAAATCCTGAGTGATAAAAATCAACAATAGCAAAAGCGTGTTGCCAGTTATGTTGCCTATTACCCAACCAAGCATTTGATTCTGCACTCATATCTTTTAGGCATCCTATTGACCAAGCTGACTTAACCCCATCAATATGGGTAACGGAAGATTGTTGTATGTCGTGATGATGTCCATACATAACATTACCACCAAGACGAAGGAGATGGTTACGAGTATGATTAACACCAGCGAAATGATGTCCGTGATAAAAGTTGAGTTTACCAATTTTAAGCATCTTACCCAATGGGTGATATTTATAACCACGATCTGCCAATTTAATAGCGTTTTTAACCAAAAAATCACTAGCAAGGTAGGGATTTTCTTCAACAAATCTATTAAGCCAATCTTCATGGTTACCTTCAACAAAATGCCTCTCTTTTACGTTTGCTTTGTCAAGCGATTCATCAATTATATCCATTCCATTATTGACTTCTTCAATTTCTTTTTTCACAAATGGTAATTGATATTCTAATGGTGGTCTTTTCTTTTTCTTCCATTGCCAATGTGATACTGATTCCCATTCTCCACTATCACCAAGATCAATATAACCATCAGGCTGTATGATCTCAATAGCCTGACAAACAACACTTATAGCTTTCATATCAGCCATAGGAAAATGTTTATCAGGAGTTACAATATACCTTTTTACTTTCATAATTCCTCCGATCTAAGCCACCTTTCTAACATTCGTTCCCATATTTTAAAAGTAGCTTGTTTATTATTGTATTTGACCCATATTTTGTCAAATTCTTCCCAGTTTCTTTTTCTTAGGTGTCTAAGTCCACGATCCATACTCTGATTGCTTACGGCATCATTATCAACTTCTTGTAATCTATTCAAAAAGATCTTCTTTAAATTCTTCGATGTAGTCTTCATATACTCCTCTACTTACGTCATACTTTAATTTAGCAGGTTGATTATTAGTAGGTTTTCCGTTCTTATACTGAAACCTAATTTTATGAACATGAATACCTGCATAATCTTCATGCTCACTTCTATGCCTATGCACAGTTATAGCATTATCTGATTTATTATACCAATTAGCTGATCCTGCAATGTCATAAGGTGTTGGCACAACTGGTTTTCTATCTACTCCATTCTCCATTTTTCTTGGATGTGCTACAATCCAAATATGCATCTCATTCATCTTAGCAAATGCACTTAGTTGTGAAAGTACTCTTGATACATATAAAGTCTCATTCTCTCCATCATTGAACTTATGCTCTAATGTATTCCACGGATCAACAATCAAACCCTGCAATCCATATCTGTAATTTAATATCTTAGCTTGATCCATGATGCTTTCTATCGTTACTGAATCTTCCTGAATACCAATAAATTTAATATGCTCATTGAGTATCTTCATGGTTTTTCTTGCTTTATCTTCACTAATACGATCATCACCCCAAAATGGTTGCCCTAAAAACTTACCTACTAATTTAAGTAGATGATGCTTAACTGGAAAATTCTCTGCTGAGAATATACCAAAGTTCCAACCATAAAGTTTAACCATGTTTATCATAACTGCATCCATCCATTCAGACTTACCCATATTTGGAACACCAGTTACAATCGTAAGTTCACTAGCACTAACTAAGTAATGTTGATCTATTGCTGACCATCCAGTAGATAATCCTTTAACATCAGGCTTTAATAATAAATCAATAGCATCATCTTCAACATCCTGAACCATCACAACGCCATCAATGGGGTATGGATGTGCATTGCTTACAATCTCTTCAACCTTATCTCTACCATGATTTATAAGAGCATCATTCATATCCTTGCATCCCTCAGGATATGTAACTCTAAAGCATTTTTCACGCCCT